ACTCCCATCTTAACCAAATGTTCGTGTACTTTTTGACCCAACTCTGGATCTGTTTTTGTTTTATTATAACTCATAGATAACCTTCCTTTGTGATGGTTTTTGTTTTGAAATGTAAGCTACCGTTGTGTAGCTTACATATTTATTTATCACAGATTAAGCCTTAGCTTCTTTTCTTGCTGCTTTTTCAGCGGTGATTTCATTACGGCGAGCCTTAACTGCTTTAGCTAGTTCACCCAATGCTTTACGGGCACGAGTTCCTGCGGCTGCATTACCTGCTTCAAACTTAGTATGTTCTACTTCGTATGCTGCCAATTGTGTTTTGATATCATTATGTGCGTTCATTTTGTTTCCTTTTTAATATTTACTTTCTCTAGTATGTTTACGATAGTCTACGCTCATTCGTAGCATATCTTTTCCACCACCTTCTAGGATGTTGATGATTCGGTCGATTGTTCCGTTGTTGTAGTCGCTGATTGCGCCCATGTTTGGATGTGGTTCGTCCAGTAACGCTTCCAACTTATCCATAGCATCATCAATAGACCAAGGCACATAAAGACGAGTATAGTCGTTGGCAAAAGTTTCAGGGAAGCTACGATAAGCAGGATAGAGAACATTGCATCCGAGAGCATCAGCCTCACTGACTGTGTTCGAAACCCAATCCTGTAGCGCACAGTTAAATACAACCCGACTATCATTAACAATGTCATAGTATTCATTCTTTTCTAAATCCTCATAGATTGTTAGTAGTCCTCTATCAACCAAATCATAAGTGCGTTGCATATAGCTATCACTATTTGATTTTAGTTTGCCACCACTGCATACACAGAATTCAAGTTCAGGTCCATTTTGCTTATGCCATGCCTCAATTAGGTCCATGTAGAAGTCAGGTTGCTTCTCCTGATCCCATCGTGCAGAAAACACTACACGCATCTTGCGTTCATTGAATGGCTTGATACTTACAACACGGCTTTGTACTTCATCTTTACCAAATGCTAACCCACTGATATTATAGATTGGAGCAGTCCAACCTGCAATCTTCATGTGTGCTACCATTTCCTCATTTGTGGCCAAAACACCGCTAACAAATGAGTCCACGAGTTTTTCATATTGCGCCATCCACTTTGCCATTCCCCAGACATGAACGAAATCATCAGGATCAATGGACTGAGCAAGACACCGCACAAAAATACGGGGACGATGAGTAGGATCAATTTGATCCATAATATAAGGCAGGCTCTCGATACCGGGTTGAAACATGTCCTCAAAGTAGATAACATCTTCATTGTTTAGTTCTCCTTGTTTCATCATACGAATTAGATTCATAAGTTGACTCATACCATAGTATGTACGACCATGTGCATCTAATACTTGACCCGTTACGATAGCTTGGTCATTGCTAAGTGTTTCACCAGGCACTACAACATAGTTGATGCTTCTACGATCAAACACAGTAGTATTCCACTCTTGTAACTGTAGAGTATACCTCGCTTTATAGGGTTCAAGACCCATGTAATACAGTTTACGCATTATGGACGAGCGTTTTCCTGCCATTGATCACGCGCAACTTTGCCAGTTGCGAATTTTGTATACTGACGGTATACATAACTGCGTTGATCATACAGTTCTGCTTCGTTGTACTTATAACCGTAACCCACGCAGAAGTCTAGATATTTCTCTAGGTCCTCAAAGATTTGTTGAACACGTGGATTAGATTGAAAAGTTTGTTTTGCCATTTTGTTTCCTTAGATAGCGAGGTTAGTTAAAGGTTTAGTTATATTATAATGAATCGTAGCACCATTCTCATTGTCCTCAGAGACTGTGATTTTGATATTACGATCTGGATACCGAGTTGCGATAACTTCATAAAGGTCATCACTAATCATTTCACAACTTTTGTAATCCAATGCAAGAATGTTTTGAGAATATTGATTCTCTAACCATCTTTTGAATTGAATAAACTCGATATCACGGTCGTTGTGAAATACTTCAATCGTCACTTCAAAGTGAAAGATGTGACGATGTGGAGTTGCTAGAAAGCTAACATCATACTCATCACCTGTTGCCAAGTTAGGATCTGTTGCTGCTGCCGGGTACTTATGAATACCTTCTTTTTGAAAACGCACAAAAATTGTACGCATTGCTTTATCCTTAATGCGTTGACGCTTTTCGGTCAATGCCATATTTCTTTGTTCAATCATCTATCATCCTCAAAACGAACACGTTCGTGATCTTCTTCCCATTGAAGTTTTGTGTATTTTCTGAAATCAGAGTATAACTCATTTCTATCTATTTTCATATCTTTAAGGGTATCTACATCAAACTTTGTGTCCGATTCTGCTGCTAGTATTTTAGCATCAAGGTCCTTGATTTGTTGTTCTAATCTTGCAATTTTTTGTCTATACATATTATTACTCCAAAACTAATGACATAGCTTCATCGCTATCTTCTATTTCCTCAATTGGTTCTTCATCCACACTAAACAATTCATCAAACATAGTCATAGCATTAACCGTTTTCTTACCGCTAATACCTTGACTACCTGATTGAAACTGTTTCCAATAACTACTATGCTGGTCAATCAATTCCCATGCTTCTTGTTTAGTTTTCTTACTAAAGATTTCATCAACTAATTGAGTAAAGAATCTATCACCTTCAAGTTTATGCACAATCATTTTAGGAACAACACCAGTTTCATATTGACGATTAGCCTCTTGCACAGCATTCATATGCATCCAAACATTATGACTTTGTAATAATGTGTAGCTTAGTGTATCCCAGCTTGTTTTAGTTTCTTTACCATGTTGTCCTAAGAAACCTACACCACGATAACACAAGTCTTTCATAATCAATGCATCAGTCACAGGACTGTCTGTAAAAGATTTATGTATTCCATCAGCTAACACAGCATCACGGAACTTACGCATATCAGTAGCATAACTTTTCTTTTCAGCAGTTTTTTCCATTTGATAAGACCATTTCTTATTATGTTCAATAGTTGTATTAAAATAAGCAAGACCTTTGGCAGCACTAAAGAATGGACTAGCACAGTCAAATGTAATCTGTAATTTTGGATTGTGATACTTACGAATAGCTTTCTGTATATCAGTAAACAATACAGCATACTCTAGTATACTTGTACCCAAACAGTGAATCAAATCATGCTTACCTTCACGTAGTAATCCATCATGGATGATTTCAGTCATTCTACGCAATGTTAGATGAATGTCAATCTTGTTTTGTCCACCGAATGCCCAACCATTGAAATGATTATCTGGATAAAGATTTGGGTCACAATACTTCTTCATTTCTTCATACCAGCTATCACTCTGTGTATGATTACGGCCTTGCAACACATTTAAGAACTTGCATTTCCCTGAGCGGTTATTTATAAAGTATTCGTTGTTGATGTGTGTCGCTGATATCGCCTCTTCAATAGTACTAATACCATGTAAGCTATTACCATTTTTATCTTTCATTCCAAATGTTGTTAACGATTGTGACGGGATATCCAGACACATACCATAGTCCATGTATGTATCCATCCATGTTAATACTGCTTTGCGTTTCTTCATGGCGCGAGGGCAGTTAGGATCCTTCCAGTCTGCGGGCCACTGACCTTTCAATATCTGAAAGCCACCACTGTCACCTAACATGAATGTGCCAGCTTCACGTTCACGGATAATGCTCTCATTGTTATCGTTGACAGTAGTATCCAAGTTGGCATGACCAGCACTATACAATCCCCACTTGTAATAATAAAGCCCTTCTTTGCTGTTAAGAAAGTTTAGTTTCTCAACATCACCCTTGAAACTTGCAGGGATACGTGCTTTGTCAAAGTACGGCTCGCCCTTGCGTTGCTTACCTAAGCCAGCAATATAAAAACTGCTGACTGCGGGCAAGAACAATGCCCACTCTGGGTTATGTGTTGATGTTAGATTATGCTGGGCCATATGGAATTGATACACCTGATTCACCGACTTCTTGTTTAATTAAAGTCCTGACAATAGTTATTTGTTCTTCTTTTTGCTTTATAGTGTCTAGCAAATCTCTGATAGTAGGATTAGTTTGTGCCAATGCTTCTAATTCTACTTCTTCGTTACGCTTCTTTTTAGCCCAATCAAGCAATGCTTCTGCATCAGGTGACAATCCAACACTTGCATAACTAGTATTCATTGTCATCCAAGTAGTGCCGTCAAACACTTGCGTATCAGTGCCATTGATACGCAGCATCCCTTGAATAGGATTGTTGATATTTGGATTGACATAGGGAATAATAGTGTTCCCCGCAGAAACAACTGTGTACTTACCCATTGGAGCTATACCCTTGATCATTTCTTGTTAGCTGGAAGCAAGTAAACATATACTGCGATACCACTGTCAACTGTGATCTCAGTCGCACCTTGTTCGCTAATCTTGACTTTCTTGTCACCGACTTGATCCATGATACTCAAGAATTCTTTGACGGGCCACTTGTGTGTGCCAGCTAGTGTTCCAGTAACTGGAGTGTTGAATACAAAGTTACCACTGTGTGTTGATGCATCACCAAAGTAAATCTTCAAATCACTACCATCAGTTTTGAATACGAAATGTTCTTCTTCGCTATTAGCGTTTGCCTGCTTCTTAAGACGTTGAATACCTGCTATCGTAGGCTCAAATTCAACATTCCACTTAGCACCTTTGAATGATACAGTCTTGACCTTTTCATCAACTACGCTTTTAAGCATAAGACGATAGTCATTAACAAAGTCACCACTCTTAGTCTCAAAGTGAATAGTAGACGGAACATCTACACCATCGCGCTGAGTACGAACAACATTGATTTTAGCATCTTTGTCATATTCATCGAACCCGATGATTGTCTTAAGTTTGCTCAAATTAGGCATACCAAACACGCCGATAAAGTCTGCAAGTGGGTCTTTGAATGTACCACTTACGATAACATTCTTGTTTTCAGCTACTGCATTAATAGTAGTCTCTGTATCAGTACCAGTAACCTTAACTAGTTCAATAGTACCAAGACCATGTGTGTGGTCAATCAAGTCTTTTAAATAATCTTTCATTTTGTTTCCTTTGTTTAAAATATTTAGGAGTTCCTATCACGTATTATAGTGGAATATATTACGATAGTCAACACCAGTTTAACCGAATGTGAATAAGTCATCAAATGTTGAGTTAACATCAGTATTGCTTCTGATATCCCAATCTAATACACCAATCAAGTTGTCAATCTTTTCATCAACCAATGTCTTTTCCATTAGTAAATCATCGAATGGCAATTCTTTGAACCATGTAGGCAATCGTAGTTCATCGACCGGATATGCGATACTAGTGAAACCCAATGCATTGTCTTTGAGTTTACATACAACAATCTTCATGCCATCTACAATCTTTTGACTGTAGTTGTCTCCATATACTCTGCGTAGATAGTTCCAGTTAATAGCTGCACGGGCATGACCAACACCACACTTACCTGACTTCTCAAATTCAATCGTATGCTTAGTTAGATTGTTAACACTCTTTGGACTACCCTTTGTCCAAGAGTCTTGGTCTGACAATTTGTTTTTGAATTCTTTTACCATTTCAATGACTTTATCACGCTGCTCACCAGCAAGGACCTTAGTAAGCACATCCATCAAGAATTCTTGTATATACTTAGGAGTATCAGCACGTTTCAAGTCAAGACCCATTGCCTTGATATCACCGTTCTTACCGTTTGTATCTTTACGCTTGCCTTCTTTATCAAAGATATTGATAGCATAGCGTTTCTTTGTAATAAAGATAGCACGATCACCAATCAATTCACGACCAGCTTTGATGATCTCGCCGTTCTTACGCGGTGCATGAAATGCACGTTCCATGAATGCAGGGAAACTTTCGTTTGCTTGGTCAGCGATACTATCATACAACCCGATGCAAGTTTCTTTAGTCCACTCTAGTTCCCCATTTGCTATTTGCGAATTGAGAATAGGATATGCGGTAAAGTAGCAACTATCAGTATCACCATATACAATAGCATCACCGTCGTGTGCATAAGTACCTGCTATTGTTTCATTGATAGTACTCATCATATGTTTAACAATCTGACGACCGCTTAATGTAACACTTTGACCGATACGCTTGTCATAGAATCTACAATGTTCATTTAATAGTGCGCCGTATGCACTATTCAATAAAATCTTGCGAACAAGTTGACGCTTGTCCCAATATTCACGATCCTCATTGGTGGTAGATTCTTTGAGTTTCTTTTGCATGACCTTACGATCACTATACCAGCGTGATAGTAATCCAGGAACAATACCTTCTTTCTCATATGTAAAGATTGTGCCATTCGCACTTAGCATCCAAGGACGATTGCTATCAAAAATCATCTTCCATATTTCAGCAGCACTATATTCTTCACTACGACCATCTTCATAATCTAGTGTAAGCATTGTACCACGGTCTTGATTCATAATAGCACTATATTCTAATACACCAAACAAATTCTCCCATAGAATAGCACCAGTAACGTCATCGTCACCTTCTTTGAAACGTTTCTTAAGGCTAGCAAGTTGCTTGCCTTTGTCGTCCATATATTTGTCAGTTAATGTCTGACGGACTTGACCAATGATGGTTTCTCCTGCCATGTTGAGGCTACGAATAACCGAGGGATAGAGCGAGTTAATGTCAACTGCTCCGACGTATTC